CACCAGAAGCACCTAGACTCCCATAACGGAAAAATATATGAAGATTGAAGCAAAAACAGAGGACCTGCAAAAGTATAGTATATTCGTAGGAACTCCAATGTATGGTGGCCAATGTGGTGGCTTGTATACAAAATCAACAAACGATTTAAGTATGCTATGTGCAAAACATCAAATACCACTTAAATACTATTTTCTATTTAATGAAAGTTTAGTACAAAGAGCTCGTAATTATATCGTAGATGAATTTATGAGAAGTAATTGTACACATCTTATGTTTATTGATTCTGATATTGGCTTCAATCCTAAAGATGTTCTAGCATTATTGGCTTTAAATACTCAAAAACCAGATGAATATAATATTATTACTGGTCCATATCCTAAGAAAACAATTGCTTGGGAAAAGATTTCAAGAGCTGCAGAGCTCGGTCTTGCAAAAGACAATCCATTTAATTTGGAAAACTATACATCAGATTTTGTATTTAATCCTGTGAAGGGAATGACATCCTTTAGACTGGGAGAACCAGTTGAAGTGCAGGAGGCTGGAACCGGCTTCATGCTTATTTCAAGAGAATCCTTGGAAAAGTATAGAGATGCATATCCAGAATTATCATACAAACCAGATCACATCCGAACTAATCAGTTCGACGGAACCAGGGACATTACCGCATTCTTTGATTGCATTATTGACCCTGAATCAAAACGCTATCTTTCAGAGGATTATTTCTTTTGTAAGAAGTCTCGCGAAATAGGACTGAAGGTCTGGATGTGTCCATGGATGCAATTGAATCATGTTGGCTCTTATATCTTTAAAGGCAATATGGGCTCAATTGGTCAACTAGGGGTGTCGGCAACTGCTGATAAAACTTCTAACAGAAAATCGTACAAACCTATTGACAAATCATCAAAATAGGTATATAATACCAATCAAGAAAATAAATTTGGAGAATCTATATTATGAAATTTTCTAACGAAACGCTGAATGTTTTAAAATCATTTACCGCAATCAACAAGAGCATTCTTTTGACTGAAGGTAATGTAATTAAAACAATCACACCAGAAAAGACATTGATTGCAATCGCAGAGGTTCCAGATACAATGCCATCACAGGCTTGTGTTTATGACCTTTCAAGATTTCTATCAATTTTGTCTTTATATAACGAACCCGATGTTGAATTTGGAGATAAATACTTTGTAATCTCTGAAGGCAAACGTCGAACAAAATACGTTTACGCTGACATCTCCATGATTCATACCCCGCCAGAGAAGGAAATTACTTTACCTTCCGAGGACGTGGTAGTAAATGTATCAGAAGGAGACTTATCGTCTGTATTAAAGGCGGCGGGCGTTCTTCAGTTCTCTGAGGTTGCATTTGTAGGCGAAGGCGGCAAATGTTTCCTTAAGGCAATCGACAGCTCAAACGAAAACGCAGATGACTTTGGCGTTGAAATCGGTGAGACTGACGATACATTTAAGGTGATTATTAAAACTGATAACCTTAAATTACTACCTTTGGATTATCAGGTCACAATATGCTCAAAAGGCATATCTGAGTTCAAAGGAAAAGGTGTCACATATTATGTGGCTATTGATTCAAAGTCGACTTATAATAAAAGGTGATTATTATGAATGAACCAGTAAATGGTAATTTTGGCCAACAAGGCCAACAACAAGAAAAGGTTGTACTCAACCTAGGTGACATCAGTACTGTATTACAGATTATTGATGTTTGCTCACAAAGAGGCGGGTTCCAAGGACAAGAACTTGCTGGCGTAGGCATGCTAAGAAACAAACTCGAAGCATACCTTAGACAAAATGCTCCTCAGCCTGATAATTCAGTTGCTGATAATGCAGTTGATGTCGCACCAGCACCAGAAGGTTCAGCTCCTTTGGCTGACAAAGTAATTGACTAATTACTAACCCATTCTCGAGAACAGGGGACTTGGCCAAAACCAGTCCCCGCCCTCAAATTTTTTTATATTATGTTATGGTGATTTATTATGATTGACGCGAAAGCAAATGAAGTGTTGTGGGTTGAAAAATACCGACCACAAAAAATTAACGACACTATTCTACCAGACCAAATGAAGGAAGCATTCCGTAAATTTGTTTCTGATGGAAATGTGCCAAACCTCCTATTGACTGGTGGACCAGGTGTAGGTAAAACAACCATCGCCAAAGCAATGCTTGACGAACTTGGTTGCGACTACATTGTCAAAAATGGTTCATTGAATGTCAATATTGATACCCTCCGATACGATATCTCTACATTCGCCTCTGCTGTGTCATTGACCGGTGGGCGCAAATATGTAATCTTCGACGAGGCAGATTATTTGAATGCTGCAAGTGTTCAGCCTGCTCTGCGTAATTTCATCGAAGAATATTCAGCCAACTGTGGCTTTATTTTTACATGTAATTTTAAAAATCGTATCATCAGCCCACTGAGATCTCGACTCTCCGAAGTTGATTTCAGTATCGAACAAACTGAACGACCAAAAATGGCGATGGAGTTTTTCAAACGTGTCCAACAGATTCTTGGAAATGAAAATGTTGATTATGACAAGGCAGTCCTTGCAAAGGTAATTGAAAAACACTTCCCAGATTTTCGTCGTGTATTAACAGAATTACAGTCCTATGCAGCTTCAGGACGAATTGACGAAGGTATCTTTGTCAATATTAAACAAGAATCTATTGACGCTTTATTCAAATTTCTCAAGGAAAAGAACTTTACAGAAATGCGTAAATGGGTTGCAAATAACTCAGACCAAGATATGAATGAAATGTTTCGTCGTATCTACGATGCAATGGCTGACAAGGTTGAATTCCGCTCTCAGGCTGGATTCATTGTGACCATTGCCGATTATATGTACAAGTCTAATTTTGTTGCTGACCAAGAAATTAATATGGTTGCATTCCTCACTGAGGTGATGGTCGAATCAGAGTTTGTATAATGAAATGTTTTAACTGTGGTAGTAAACTCAAAAAAGAAAAAACTTGGACAGTGCAATTAGAAACTGCAGAAGGTCCACACAGAGTAAAATTATGTGAGCCTTGTGGCAAACAATTTAACGAAATTGCAAAAGATTTACAAGAGGTGCTAGATGAAAGATCTTAGTCCATTTGATTTCATGAATGCAGCATCCTTTACCAAAAAAGATGTTATTCGTGAAAGCGAACTACCAGAAATAACTGAAAAACAATATAACGCATATATTGTCAACAGAGGCTTTACATATTTTGAGGATACGATTTTACATGCCAACGAAATGAATCAAAGACATGATTTATTCCCGGCCGCACAGTTTGACTATTACCGAAGTGTTCTAAGGAAACGCAAGAGATTTTCCAAATGGCACAAAGCAGAAAAGAATACAGACCTCGATGCAATTCAGGAAGTGTATCAATGTAATCGCACGGTTGCAAAGATGTATCTGAAAACATTGACAAAAGAACAATTAAAGACTGTACATGATAAATTGGTCACAGGTGGCTAAGGTTTAAAATCCTATAAATAGTTTTATTGGTTATTGGCCATTAAACCACTAATTATAGAATAAAGGTGAATATGTATCATGGACAACGAAGACATTTTTAGAGGCGTAGGTGTTGAGGTAGAATTACCGACACCTGATAGTTTCCTCAAAGTAAAAGAAACACTTACACGTATTGGAATCTCTTCTCGTAAAGAGAAGAAGTTATTTCAGTCGTGCCACATCCTTCACAAGAAAGGAAGATATTCTATTCTTCACTTTAAAGAATTGTTTATATTAGATGGTAAAGCGAATACATTTACAGAAGAAGATCTTTCAAGAAGAAACACTATTGTAAATTTATTGGAAGAATGGGAACTCATCAAAATTGTTGATTCCAGCAAAACAAAAGATCCAGTTGCTTCGTTGAACCAGATTAAAATCATTGCTTTTAAAGAGAAAGATGAATGGGAACTTGCCGTTAAGTATAACATCGGCAAAAAATAATTTGACAAATAACACATTGTGTGTTATAATATAGGTATTGATTATGAATATTTTTAAAGTAAAAGATTACGCAGAAATTCCTACTTTCGCCACAGAAGGTTCAGCATGCTTTGATGTTAAAGCTTGTTTAACAAATGGTGAGCGATTAAAAGGTTATAATGCATGGAATAAACAAATTCCAATTCTAGTTAAAAAGAATCAAACAATTCAAATCCCACCAGAAACACGAGTACTTATCCCAACTGGACTCATATTTGATGTGCCAGATAACCATGTATTGGAAATGTTTATTCGTTCAAGTGTAGCTACGAAGAAAGGCTTAATTCTTTGTAATAGTGTTGGTGTGATTGATAGTGATTATGTAGAGGAATCTTTTATTGCTGTATTGAATATATCAGACAGCCTGGTCACCGTAGAGCATGGAGAAAGATTAGCTCAGTGTAGACTAGAAGAAACTCTACAATACGAATTAAAAGAAGTTAAAAAAGCCCCTGCTCAGAAAACGAGTAGAAATGGGGGCTTTGGAAGTACTGGAACTTAAAGAGAAGCTAACCTAGAAACTTTACAGTTATGATGGTTGTCCTTTTTGGGCGTACCAATTATAAATGTAAGTTCTGAACCTTCCTTAATAGTTCTGTGTACAGTTTTGAAACTGACTTTTGAGTCTGTATCAATTGGTAAAACACAATTTAAATCTGTTTTCCAAAATTTACCGGCTTTCTTGTCAAGGATTATCATTGAATCTTTTGTCATAACTGTCGTGTGGTCAATGTATTTAATATTGACTTCGTTGGCAAAAGCCATTGATGGTAAAAGAAGGAGTGTTGCTAGATACTTATTAGCGACTTTATCAAATCGGGCAGCTTTCATTAGCTTGTCTAGTTTTTTAAAGAATTCATGTAGCATTGTATATCTCCTATAAATATATTGTATATACTTTTTATTTATACAAGTATGTGACATTCATGTGACAAAAAGGTTAAAATGATGAAAAAAGATGATACTTTGATAGTTAAAATCAATAAAGAACAAAAGAAAGAATTCATACAGCTTTGTAAAGGCGACGATACTTCGGCATCCAGAGAGGTTCGGAACTTTATCAAACAATTTATTGCAAGAAAAGCAGAAGCTGTATAAATAAATTTTGCATGCGCCGAAAGGGTATGCGAAAACGGTGATGGGTAAAAACCATCGAATATTAATATCTAGCTTAATTAAGGAGATAAAAATGACTGGATTAAATATAAACCACTTAACCCCTTTTGCTGTCGGATTCGACAGAGTTTTTGATAGACTGGTCGAGTTCCCTCAAACTCACGCAGCAACAGGATTCCCACCTTATAATATCAGACGAAATAAAGATGGTGATAAGTTCACAATCGAACTTGCACTAGCAGGTCTTGATATTAATGATGTGGATATTGAAGTTAAAGAAGATGTTCTTACAGTAAAATCTACTTGGAACGAAAAACCAGAAGATGAATCTGTAGTTCTTCACAAAGGAATTTCACACAAGAAATTCACAAGAAGCTTTACACTCGCCGATGATTTAGAGGTGATTGGAGCTAACTTCAAAAATGGTCTATTGGTCATTGCTCTTGAAAGGATTATTCCAGAAGAGAAACGACCAAAGAAAATCAAAATTGACAACAAGAAGGAATTCTTAGTAGGTTAATTTTACTTTAATCCGGGAGAGTGCAATGCTCTCCCGACTTTAGAAAGGATATATTATGAATAGAGTACCTGACGTCACTTTTAAATTAAGAGAAAGAAATGTAGAATCTGGTGAGTTCGAATGGACACATCCTACTACTGATTGGTTCTTTGGTGGTAAAAAAGTTGTAGCTTTTTCCTTGCCTGGAGCTTTCACACCAACTTGTTCCAATTTTCAAGTTCCCGCATATGATGCATTATATGACCAGTTTAAAGAAGCTGGTGTTG